ACTGGCTCGCCAACCGCAACTCGTTCATCGGCGCGTCAGAGGCTGGCTCTATACTTGGCGTCGGGTTCTCCTCCAAAATTGACATTTGGAAAGAGAAGACCGGGCGCTCCGTACGAAAGTCACTTTCGGACAACGAGGCCGTACAGTACGGAAACAGAGCCGAGCCTGCATTGCGCCAGCTGTTCATGGCAAAGCACACCGAACTCTGCCTCCAGTATAGGCCGTACGACTACCTCTACCAAGAGGAACGCCCTTGGTTGAGAGCTACGTTGGACGGGGAAATATACGAGATGGGAAGGGCAGATAACCGTGGCATCTTGGAAATCAAGACCGCCACATGCTCATCCCGCGCGGACTGGGCGAAATGGGATGGGCGTGTCCCCGACGGCTACTATGCGCAAGTTTGCCATCAGATGTTGGCGTCGGGGTTCAACTGGGCATTCTTGTTCGCCGAACTGATAAGCGGCACAACGGGAAACTCAGAACTTCGCCAATATTACTTCCATGTCCGGGATTGCCACAATGACATGGAGTACCTGCTGGCCGAGGAAAGCGATTTTTGGCGGTATGTTCAGGAAGATAAAATGCCGCCCGTTCCTCTACGAATAGGGGGGTAAGAGTTGGAAGAGTTTTGCGGTGGTCGGCTGTATTTCGCAACCGACTCAGACGTTGAAAAAATGCTCCACGGGTTCTCATCGGACGAGGTTTGCCGTTACCACAAGGAAAAGGGCGGCGTCGTGTGTGACCAAACGCGTCGCTACGATGCAATGTGTGCCCACTGCGGATGGAACCCTCGCGTAGCCCGTAGAAGAATAAAAAAATTCCTTGAAAAGAACCAAGAAAGAAAGGAGAACAATGCCGGAGATTCAGTTTGAGGTCACGACTGACCTCACCCCGGTGGCCAACACCGAGATACAGACCAACTTTGAGGCCGTAAAAGCGTGGCTTACCCAAGAGCTTTCGCCTTATGCCACTATGGTCGTTACGTCGGATAAAATATCCGACGCAAAGAAAACCCGCGCACAAATCCGAAAGGTCGGGGATTCTATCGACGCACAGCGCAAGGCTGTTAAGTCCGAATGGATGAAGCCCTACACCGACTACGAGGCAAAGTGCAAGGAACTGATTGGAATCGTCAATGACGCCGTGTCGAACATTGACGGTCAGATTAAGGAGTACGAGAACTCCGAGAAAGAGGCGAAGCGTCAGAGGCTTTGGACTCTGTTCACGGACTCCTCATCGGATATCAAAGAGTATGTCCAGTTTGAGGACCTCTTTGATAAAAAGTGGCTGAACGCCACCTTCGCAGAAACCGACGCCGCGAACATCATAGTACAGCAGTTGGAGGATATCCGGGCTGGCTTGTCGGCAATCCGCTCACTGCAAAGCCCCTATGAGACCGCCATGCTTGGCGAGTACGCGAGGAGCCGAAACCTCTCCAAGGCGCTCGCAGAGGGGAAGCGCCTTGAGGCAATTGCCAAAGCGGAGGAAGAGCGCAAGGCCCGCGAGGTTACCGTGATGCAGTGGAAAGAACCCGAGTCCACTGACAACGCGGAGACTACCGTGGACGATTACGAAGGGGCTGAGGTTGAGATACCCAAGAAGCCGTTCAGGTGGCCGTCAGCCGTCCCAAAGACCTACGGATATCAGTTCATTATGCCGTCTATGACCGTTGAGCAGATGAAAGCTCTCAAGGCCTGCCTAGACGAGAACGGAATCGAATACAAAGCGACAAAGCTTCAAGGAGGTACGACATGAAAGCAGGTCCTGCGGTGAGACCCACCGCGAATAAGCAGTCGCTTGCCCCGGTGCAGAAGAACAACATCGTGGACAAGCCCATCAAGTACAACGTCGGGGGACAGAACGTAGAGCTGTCTATCGCGCTGACACAGCAGTACTTCTGCCCGGAGGCCACTCCGGCCGAGGCGTACGTGTTCAACGCGTGGTGCGCGCACAATGGCCTTGACCCGTGGCGTCGCGAGGCCTACCTCGTCAAGTACGGAAAGGACAAGCCCGCGCAGATGTTGACCGCCAAGGACGCGTTCACGAAACGCGCCGAGGCGAACCCCCGGTATCAGGGGAGTAAGGCCGGGGTCGTTATCCGCAAAGAGGACGGCTCCCTTGAGAACCGCGTAGGCGAGCTCGTCCTTGAGGACGAGGAAATCGTTGGCGGTTGGGCCGACGTGTTCGTAAAGGATTACGTCACCCCCATCAGCGCCGTGGTCGGCTTCAGGGAGCGTTGCCAGTACAAGGACGGAAAGCCGATGGCCAAGTGGGCCACGTCTCCCGCCCTCATGATTCGCAAGTGTGCCCTCGTCGCCGCCATGCGTGAGGCGTTCCCCAATGAGGTCGGTGGAATGTATATCCCCGACGAGATGGAGGCCGGGGCTGACATCAACGAGGAAAACCCGACCACCACCAACTATCAGGATGTCAGCTATACCGACATGACCACCGGCGAGGTATTCACCCCCGAGGACGGCGATGATGACGAGCCGACCATTTTCGACACAGCGGGGAACTAAGCATGGGATACTTTAAGAACGGAAACAAGATGCTCATTTGGGGCACTGCCGCGAGAGACGCATCCGTTAAGACAACCAAGTCGGGGAAAAACGTCTGCGGGTTTGCAGTCAAGTATGACTGGCATCACGACGAGAACGGCAAGCCTGTCAATGAGTTCATGGAGGTATCCATGTGGGGCGACGACGCCCTGTTCGTCGGACATGAGAGCATCGGGGTTGCCAAAGGAGACAAGGTGCTCGTCTGCGGTGAGATGACCAAGGACACCTTCTACAAGCAGGGCGAGGATAGGAGCAAGCCCAAGTACAAAATCAACGCCGACTTTGTACTGGACATGACTACCATTTTCCAAATCACTCAGATGGTCGCCGGTGGCGGCGCTGAAGAGGAACCCGCTCCTCAGCCCCCGAGAGAAAAGCCTCGGTCCGCCAAGGTCCAACAGGACTTTCAGGACTTAGGCGGACCGAGAGACCCGTTCACGTCTATTACGGACGAGGAAGACGACCCGTTTTCCGATGACGGAGAATTGCCCTACTGAATCTAGGGGAGGAACCCCCTCCCCTATCACCTTGACAAATGCAGAGGTCATCATATGCCCAACAGGATAATCAAAGAGACAATCTGTACGTCCGAGGACATCGCCGCGCTTTCTCCTAACGCTGAAATTCTTTTCTATCGGTTGATAGTAAAGGCTGACGACTACGGAACGTACTATGGCAACCCATCAATCATAAAAAACACATGCTTTCCATTGATATCAGATGATATCAAAACCGAGCAAGTGAAAACATGGATTGCAGAGCTCGCAAATGTTGGATTGGTAATCTATTACGAGGCCGCTGACGGGAAATCCTACATAAAACTCACAAAGTGGGATAAACATCAGCAAATCAGGGCAAAAAAGCCCAAGTATCCGTTGTTTGACGACTCTTGCAAGCAATTGATATCAAATGATAGCAAATGTCCCCGTAATCCAATCCAATCCAAATCGGAATCCAATCCAATCGTTGTTAGCACGGAGCCGCAAGCGCCGTCCGTGCTGATGCTCCCCGTCAATGATGGAAGCGAGTATCCGATTACTCAGGCCGACATCGACGAGTGGCAACAGGCCTTTCCAAACGTGGATGTTAATCAGCAGATGATGGCCATGCGTCTGTGGCTTAAAGACAACCCCACGAGGCGTAAGACGAAAAAGGGAATCCGCAGATTCGTTACAAACTGGCTTGACCGGGAACAGAACCGGGGCGGAAGCCGACCGCCACAGAAGACCGAAACCTCGTCGGCCGCTCCCCCTCCCGACTACATGAAGCGGGAGCAGATAAGCGAGGAGGAACTGTCCAAGCGGCTTGCTTCTTGGGCCGAATAGGAGTGAGGCATGAGCACTGAAGTGAATATGGAGGCTCTTGGCCCCAACGCATGGTATATGGCGGAGGAAAGCGTTGCCGCGTGTATCCTCGTCGAGCCAACGGAAACGCTCGGCCTTGTGAGGCAGATAGTGACCGCGGAGGACTTCGCGCTTGAGCAGGCAAAAAGTGTGTTCATGGCGGCATGCCTCCTGTCGGACAACAAGAAGCCGATAGACCCGACGACGATTTTGGCACAAGCCAAGGAGTCGGACCTCCCGTTGACGTCGGATTGGGTACGCCAAACCATGCAGGCGTACCTGACCACGGCGAACGTGGAATACAACGCGAGTATCATCCGGGAAAGCTCAATCGTCAGAAAGTCACGAGAAATTGGGGCCGCTCTTGAGACGGAGGAAATCACACCTCAGGACGCGATTGAGAAACTCCAAGACGCTGTATCTCACAGGGTGTCAATCCTGACCACTCCCGTTGAGGACGCCACGGAATTCTTCAGTTACCTAAAAGACGTTTCGTCGGGCAACGTGAAACCGTTCCTTTCGACTGGGCTTCCGAATCTTGATGAGATTCTCGGAGGAGGACTTATCTCCGAGGGCCTTATTACCCTAGCCGGAAGACCGGGTCAGGGTAAGACCGTTGCCGGGTTGGTAATCGCGGAGAATGTGGCCGCCGCGGGCGGACGTGTGCTCTACGAGTCGCTTGAGATGAGCAAGGAACAGCTATGGGCAAGGCGCGTTTCTAGAAAAAGCGCTGTACCATACAAGAAGCTCATGAACGGAAGCTTCAATCAGGAATCAGACGCGGACTGGAAAGCTATCATGAGCGCAATGAGCGAGCTTGCGAAGAGAAATCTCATAATCAACTCGACGAACGCGAAGATGTCGGACATTGAGCGCCACGTAAGACAGGCCGGAAAACTGGACCTCATCGTGATAGACCATCTCGGCCTCATAATCCCGGACAAGGTCACAGACAGCCTGTACCTTCCGACCACGATGGCCAGCCACGCGCTGAAGCGGTTGGCCAAGTCCACCGGGACGCCGGTGTTGATGCTCTGCCAGTTGAACAGAGCGAACACACAGCGGTCAGATAAGCGCGGCACTCTCGCCGACCTGCGTAACAGCGGGGCCATTGAGGAGGACTCCGACGCGGTCATCTTCATTCACAGAGAGGCTTACTACCTTCCGCCTGAGGAACAGCCAAAGTCATGGGAGCCGCAGACGATGGAGATGAACGTGGCGAAGAACCGACACGGAGAGACAGGGGCTGTTTACATGGACTTCATCGGAATGCTTGCCAATATCCGCCCGCAAGATAATTACGGGTCGTTCAGACAAACAAGTTCAACAACACCATTTGAGGGATGATAACATGGACAATATTTGGGTTCACTTTTGGTTAGTAATCGGCGCACTTGGTGCGCTGTACATATGGAGCGAGTGGAGGCGCGACCATCATGATTAAGCAGAGTAAGAAATCAAAAATCCTCAATCACCTGAAGACCTACAGGAGCATAACCTCATGGGAGGCGATTGGGAAATACCGCGCAACGAGGCTGTCGGCAATAATCAAGGACCTTCGCAATGAGGGCTACCATATCGACACCATCATGCAGTCAAACGGGGAGACGAGGTACGCCATGTACGTCCTCGTAGATGACGATGGGCCTGACGTTCAATAACCCGGAGGATATGCCACCCGCCATGCGCAAACTGTACGAGGCGCAAATCGCACAGAAAACGCAGGATACGGAAGCAAAGAGGCGGCTTGCGGAGCTCACGCAAGCCGCCGCCCCGAGGCGGGAAAGCAAGTACAACGCCAAGCCAACGGACAGGGTCTTGCCCAA